TATAATCAGTTCCTTTAAGCCCAAGCAAGTCACCATATTTGATTCCGCTAGCTTTTGATGCAACTGTTAAAGCCCAGCCGTCTTCAAGCTCCTTTACTGTTGCCCCTTTATTTCTCGCCTTATATTCTTTCTCAGCAAAAACTAAATCTTGCCCTGACAACTCTTCTAAATCTAATACAATCTCCTTAACATTTTTTGCTCCAAATTTATATTCTCTTCTTAATTTAATTATTTCTGCCATTTTTTTACCTCCTATTTTTATATTAGTCCTAGATATCTTCTAAGTTTAGAGTTAGTAGCTCCGTTTATGTTGCTTATATTATTAAGTACGTCTATCTCAATAATAGTCTTCCCGCCTATAGTAAGCTTATAATATGTACATCCTATATCAAAGCTTGTTTCCATTTTAGTACCAGGTTTTCCTTTAATTCCATCCATCTTTTTTATCATGCCCTTAAATGTGGCATCTATATCGCCCAGACCTACTCCGTGAGTAGCTTTGTTAGTATATTGATATGCTCCTTTAAATTCAACTAAAAGCGGTTCTTCATTATTGAATCCTATCAGGGAGTCATCAACTGTATCCATTTTAATTTTAGCTTCAAGTTTCTTGAAACGTCCAATCAAAGGCATTTCAACTTCGGCAGCTAATCCCATCTGTTCAGAAGTGATTGTGGCATACTCAATGTTCGGTAGTTCCACTTCTCCTGTCCCAGCCATATTATTTGAGCCATTTATATATATTTCAGCATCAATTAGACCATTAGGTATTTTATTCTTCTGCATCTATCTAACCTCCTATTTCTTTCAGTTTTCCTGCAAATTCAGTTAATGCATTAACATCATATTTTTTCTTGAATGTCATGGATTTTAGACCTGGAATTATTCCAAGATTTATAATCCAAGTAATGTCACCGTTGATTATGTTGATTAAATTATTATCTTCAGCAGATAATTCGGCATTTGCTTCTAAAAAATTGTTAGATGCAACTAATGCGTTCAATCTAATATTCATTGATTTTGTGACAGTTTCTGCCAATTTCAATGAGAATTTCTTATCCACTCTATCAAAATAGCTTATTACAAGCTCATTACCAATATATTTGAACAGTCTTCTTGAATAAGAAAATTTATCTTTTGGATCAGTTGCTAATGGATTTTTAGCAGTTTCAGTTCCCCAGTTTCTCCAACCTTTGAAACTGATAGCCGTTATCACTCCGTTTTTATTCAAAAAATTAGCCTGCGTTTCCCTGTCCAGTATTATTTCTTCAAAATTTCCTTGAGAATTTTTATATAATAATGAATCCATCTTATACTTATAATTCGATGGAGACTGTGAAGGTATTCCATCATTTTCTTTATCAACAGACATTGATAACGCTGCATAATGTAATGACTGATAATATTTTTTCTTGGCTAGTCCAATCATTCCATATAAAATTAACTGATCTTTATCTAGTATATTTTTACTGTCCTTCCATTCAGGAATTTCATCATATCTTTTATCAATCGGTGCATTTATTAATGCCATAGATTCGAACATTCCACCGTTAATATTAGTTGCCTTTGTAGCCATTACTGCGGCAACATCTGATTCATGCGAAAAATCAGGGACATCTATAAATGATGGAAGTTCTGAAAATTTCAAGAATATATCATTAATCAGTTCAAGTCCTGTCCTTTTCATTGTATTAGTGTTGTATCCACCTATTGCCTCTGTTTTAGTAACAGCTGACAAATCAGCTTCCTCATACTCAATATCTATCTTTGTCCCAGTTGAAGGTTTAGCATATATTTCAAGTCCTTCTTCTGTCCATACTGTTAGAGCATCAGCGATAGGTTGTGATGTGGCGTTGTCTTTAACTACAAGAGTGTCAGTCATTATCTTGTGATTTTTAACTAATACTTTTCCTCCTTTCACTTCCAGCCCCTGTTCAGTTTTCTTTGATGTTTTATGCTTTGCTGGGTCAAATATGTTTACAACATATAGAGGCCCTACGGCATATAATTCAAAGAATACTTTTATTGCCTGAGAAATTGAAAAATCTAAGTCATAAGTGTCTCCGAAATATTCAACAGCTTCCTTGTAGTTTGCTAATCTCACAAGTTCATTTATTTTTCTTTTATCTTTCTTTACCTTATGAACTGGAGCTGTTCCAACTATAAAATGTCCATAGTCAAGAATTACAGGTAAATTAATATCAGATGTAACTTCTGTCTGATATGTTCCATGCTTATAAACCATTATTCACTCCCTCCTATCTTCTCTTTTACTTCTTCTTTTAATTCCTGTGATATTTTTTCAAGAAATAATTCATTTTGTTCATATCCTGCTAATTCTTCAACGTTTATCAACAATTTATCCAGTAACGGATATTTTTTCTTTAATTCTTCTATTTTTTCTCCGTAATATACATTACCTTTGACAAAACCAAATTCAGGCAAATCTATATTTTTCCCGAGATAAATATATTTAATTTCTTTACTCATTACTTCCTCCTTATTTCACTATTCTTCTAAACATTTCTATTTTTGATGTTATCGGTTCTGCATAGACAGAAAAAGTTATTCTTGAATAAAAATACGGTTCTGAAGCGTCACTATGAAAAGTCACTTTAAACTCTTTTGTCTGATCAACAGCAAAACTTCCATCTTTGGTACTTTCTTCAAGCATTTTTTCTCTGATGTAGTCTCCAACAGCCAGATTATTTATATAATCCTCTTCCTTTTCTTCCTTACTTCCTATCCATATTTCAAAATCAGCAAAACTGTTATAGTCATTGAAATTTTCTCTTTCCTGAGAAAATTCAACTGCTCTTAAAATTACGAAAGGAAAGTAGTCATTTGTTTTTTTTCCGTTTTCCCGGTCTTCAAAATTATTGGAAGGAAGAAAACCACGATATACTTTAAAGCCTTTATCCTTCATGGTTTCTTCTTCCATAATTTTTTTCAGGAAATCATATAAATGTTTTTCTGTATGTTGTATCATTTAATCAATCGCCCCATTTCATGTTCAAATCTTATATTGAATTTCTCTTCTGCAAATCCTTGCAAGTAATCCAAAATACTCATTTCTCCTAACATCTGTGGAGCTGATGGTCCCATTTTACGTTCAATAGGTAATCTTGTTTTACCTTTTCTTTCAAACGCTCCTAAACGTCCGTCATTATAGGCTATGAAAGCATTTGGTAAGGTTTTCATTCCACCTTTTTTAACAGATACACTTACCATTTTTTTCTTTTTCAATCTTGTTTTAGGACTTAATTTAAAATGGTTTAATCCAATCACCTTTCCGCTTGAATATATCTTTCCAGTTAAATTTCCAGAACTTGCCTTGTATTCCGTAATACTTTCAGCTAATTTTCCTCTTGCTATTGTATACATAGAAGTAGAACTCCTTAACTGTTCCGTCTTGGTCATAGCCAAGCTCCGATTAATAGCTCTTGCTATCGCTCCAGGTAACTGGTTAGGCATTGATTCAAGAATATTTTCAATCTGTCTTAAATTACTTTCGTCGAGCTTTACATTTAACATCTATATTTCCTCGTTTCTGACAAGGTCTATTTCATACATTCCCATGTCATGTTTACTTGCCACAACCTCATATTTAATCCCATCTAGTTTTAATGTTTCTCCTGTATGGGGCTGTAATTTCAGATACGGATTTCCAATAAATAAAGTAAATCCGTTCTGATAAACTCCATCTTCCTGTGTTATGAGCCCGTTCTTCTGCTTATTTTGAAATTTTTCTTCATCAATGACACATATTACCTTTCTTCCGTTTAAAGTGTGTTCTGTGCCAAATTCTGAAGAATTAAGAAATATATTTTGAATATCGTCATCCACTACTTCCTTAAATCCCATAACATCACCTGCTATCTATTTCCTATTTCTTTTATTATTTTTTTTCTGCTCTTCTGTTGTTTCTTCAACATTTTCTGTTGTTTCTATATTTTCTTCAGAAGTTTCAGAAGACACTACTTCTTCAGTAGCATCTTCATTCTCTTCATTCTCTTCATTATTTTCAGTTATTTCTGTACTGTCTGTTTCTCCTATTTCTCCAGTCACTTCTGTTCTATCTACTTCGACATCAGTTATTTCAGCTATAAGCTCTCTTTCAAGGCAGTTTTCGGCAACAGATTTTTCTATAATATCTATTTCCTGTCCTTCAGCATAAGCTATTCCAGCGTAAACCAATGATTTTAATACTCTATATGTCATATCTATTCACCTACTTTACTTTTAATATCTTTATAGCTTCAATATCATAAACAACTGGCAACGGTCTTGATTCAGTTCTGATTTCTACAGTATTTGATTTAGAATCTTTATCTGTAAATACTGCACGTTCAGCAACTATTATTCCCTGTTCCACATCTGCAGCAGGTCCATATATTATTGTATTGTTGCTTGGAGCTAATAAAACTGTTCCTTCAGGTATCAAGTCCTTGCTTTCATAAGTCTTTCCATCAGCCTTTAATACAGAATATTTAGACTGATAAGAATAAATTGGAAGTCCAAATGGTGCAAGAGTTCCTATATAAATAGCTCCTCCCGCTATTTCATGTGGATTAACTTCGCCCATTTTATAATTTCTCACGTCAAGCAGTTTCTGTATTTTTTCATTTTCAACAAATAATTTTGCAGCCACAGGATCCATTAAAATCATTTCAGGTCTTAATCCCGTATTTTCTCCTATTTTTGTTATAGCTCCTTGTATATCTCCTATTATGTCTGCATTTGCTTGTGTCCACAACGTGGCAGGAGTAATATTTTCAACTGTTCCAAACGCAATTTCTCCTTCAATCCCTTCACCTTTTACAACTACTTTCCCATTAAATAATGCTTCTGTACACATTTTTTCTTCACGTCTTGTAATTTGTTCCTCAAATTCTGAAAAAGATTCAGCAAGTAAGTCCGCTTTTCTCTCTTCAGGACTTTTCCCTCCATATATTGTTTCTCCAGCTGTCTTGTTAAAATACAGCTCAAATGCAGAAAAAGTTCTTTTTGGAGCTACCTTTGGAGCTTGAAAGTACTTACTCTCATATGTATTTTTCTTCATTTCAGTTCCTGGAATAAATTCAGAAACAAACGGAGCTATAAGTTGTCTTCCTTTTCTAAATTCAATTTCCATTTTCTGATTTTCTGAAGTTTTTCTTTTCTTAAAATAATTGTCCCTAACAAATGATTTAGGTTTTACTACGTTTTGGTCATACAACCCTATAAATTCTATTACTGCTGGCATACTATTCTCTACCTCCTAATTCTTTAACTATTATTCCTTTATCTCTTGCTTTTTTGATAAAATCCGCCTTTGCTGTTGTACTTTTAACAGCTAAACCTTCATATATAACTTCACCCGAAACAGCTACTGTTGTTTTAGTTTTAGCTACAGTTCCATCTGCAGTTTCCATTACTATTCCAAATAAATCCGTTCCATCTGACAGTTCTGCTTCAGCATTTACTGCATCACCTCTTTTAACTTTTTTTCCTTGAGGTACAGCTAATTCCATATATCTATGTCCAGTACCACTTAAAATTTGATCACTAGAATATTCATTCCCTTTTGTCACAAAATCCATTATTTTCCCTCCTCTGTTTTTTTATTCATTTTTGATAAAATATTTGCAATATCTACACCCATGAACTTTTTTGTTTCAGATTTTTCTTCTGTCCCATCGTTAGCCATAGGTGGTATAAAATTACTCTGACTTTCATTCTTAAGACCTTCTAGTTTCTCAGCTTTTTCCTCATTTTGTTTCTTAAGTACTTTCATAGCCAGTTCACTTGCTTCTACCTTTTCAGTGTATTTAGCACTTTCAACAAGTTCGGGGTAATTGGAAATTTTCATTTCATCAATTGCCTTCATTCTTTCATTTTCTTTGTTTATTCCAGCTTCCTTTCCTTCATTAAAAACTTGATTATAAAGTTCTGGAAACTTATTTTTCAGTTCCTCTAATGTCATTTTCTCCTCCTCTTTTTTATTATTTACAAAATTAT